GAACATGACGTCCGATTTTGAGTTCGCTTGCGTCGGCACACCGACCTGGGTGTGATCCGTTGTGGCACAGCCGGTTTACGAGGTCAAGGGCGCGCGCGAGATGCGTAAGACACTCAAGGCTGCAGGCGACGATCTCGCCGACCTCAAGGTCGCGCACGCTGCTGCAGCGCAGACAGTCGCGACAACTGCACGCCCGACCACGCCCTTCCGCACCGGCGCTCTCGCAGCGTCGATGCGTCCCGGCGCGACTAAAACTGCAGCGATCATCCGAGCGGGCGGCGCGCGCGTGCCGTACGCCAACGTCATCCATTGGGGCTGGAAGGCACACAAGATCGCACCGCAGCCCTGGATCGTCGACGCTGCCATAGCGTCACAAGCACAATGGGAAGCACAGTACGAGGACGCCGTATCGACTGTGCTGCAACGTATTAGGGGAGTGTGAACAGATGAACGATGGACCTCGGCTATCAACGCCGCGCCTGCACGTGGTCCTCGATGACGGTTCTGTCTACGACGTCCAGACCTACAACCCAGACCTCGTGCTGTGGGACCGCGAGCGCGTCAAGCGCAAGTGGCCGCTGCCCGCAGATGCGCCGTTCGTGTGGCTCACGTTCCTCGCGTGGCGCGCCCTCATGCGCGAAGGCGCGATCACTTCCGACCTCACGCTCGAAGCGTTTACCGCTCGCACGCTTGAGGTTTCGAGCGCGGTGGCCGATGACGTGGACCCTACCCAGACGGATCTCACGCCCGACTCCTCGTGAGTCTCGCCATTGCGACGAGCACGATGCCGTCGTGGTGGGAGCACGAGCCCGACGAGGTCATAGCGACAGCGATCGACATTCTGGAAGCGCAAGCGAGGGAGGCGAACCGTGGCCGGAGTTAGGACCGCCGTTCTCGCTATCAAGATTGTCGGCGACGCGACGAGCGCTGCTAAGGCGCTCGACACGACTGCGACAAAGACGAGCCAGAGTGCGTCGCGTATGTCCAAGGCTGGCGCTGTGGCGGGCGCTGGCCTTGGGCTGCTCGCTGCCGGGGCGATGGTCGCTGCCAAGGCTGCTGCAGCCGATGCGCAGTCGCAGGCGATCCTCGCCGTAGCCATGCGAAAGACTACGGGCGCAAGCGATTCCGCGATCGCTGGCATGGAGGATTGGATCTCGTCGGCGTCTGCTGCGACCGGCGTAGCAGACGATCAACTGCGCCCCGCGCTCGGGACGCTGCTACGGGCTACGGGAGACGCGGGCAAGTCGCAAGAGGCAATGGCGCTAGCAATGGATATCAGCGCTGCGACGGGGAAGGATCTCGGCAGCGTGAGTGCGGCTCTCGCTAAGGGCTACAGCGGCAGCACGACGGCTCTCGGCAAACTCGTACCGGGGCTCGATAAGGGCGTGCTCGCTAGTAAGGACATGACCAAAATCTCGGCCGAACTCGCACGCGTCACGGGCGGCGCTGCAGCCGCTAACGCGGAGACAGCAGCGGGCAAGTACGCACGAATGCAGATCGCGCTCGACGAGACAACCGAGAGCATCGGCGGCGCGCTGCTGCCTGTGCTCGGCTTGCTCGCGGGCGTGCTCATGACAGCAGCGCAATGGGCGCAAGAAAACTCGACCGTGTTCCTCGTGCTCGCCAGCGTGCTCGGCACCGTCGCCTTGATCGTCGTTGCCGTCTCGCTCGCGCAGAAGGTCATGGCCGCATCGACGGCGATTGCTAGTGCAGCGACAGCAGTTTGGACGGGCATCCAATGGCTGTGGAACGCAGCAATGGCGGCGAACCCTGTCGGCTTGATCGTTCTCGGCATCATCGCGCTAGTCGCGATCATCGTGCTCGCCTACAACAAGTCCGAGACGTTCCGCAGGATCGTGCAGGCCGCGTTCGCGGCAGTCACGACAGCGGTGCGCGCAGTCATCGACTGGATCGGCCCGAAACTGTCTGCCGTGTGGGAGGTCGCCAAGGCTGCAGCGTCGGTCGTGATCAACGTGATTAAGGGATACATCGAAGCGTGGACGACTGTTATCCGTACTGTCGCAACGGTTATCGCGTCCGTGCTCGTCGGCGCGTTTAACACTCTCAAGCGCATCGCGGACCCAATCATCGGCGCGCTGCAGACCGCGTTCGCGGGCGTTAAGGCGGTCCTCGATCCGATCATCGGCGCGATCCAAACGATCATCGACCTAATCGGCAAAATCGAGATGCCGTCGCTCCCGTCGTGGGTGCCGATCATCGGCAGCGACTCTGCTGCTCGATCGTTCTCCGCGCCGAGCGTCGTTAGCGCGCCGTCGTTCGGGCGCATGGCTCTCGCTGCTGCTGCGCCCTCAATCGCTAGCGGCGTCACGCGCAGCGGCGGCAGTCGCAGCGGGCTCGTGGTCAACGTCTATGGCACGCTCGACCCGCAGGGCACCGCGCGTGCTGTGCAGCGCGTCGTCCACGATGCCGACGTGCGCACCGGGCGGCGGCGGTTCGTATGACGTATGGGCTGCTCGTCACACTCGACGACGTCGACGTGACTTGCCATGCGTTCGAGCCCATCGAAATCGCATGGGGCAGAACGCATCCCGGCGACTCGTTCGAGCCGCGACGTGCTGTGCTCGGGTTCGATGCGACGGCGAACCCTCGACGCGGACAGCGGTTGCGTGCGTCGTTGACTGCGCCGACGACCGATCCGACCTGGGCTACGACGCAGGGCACCTGGGCCGAGCAGACGGGCACGTGGCTCTCGACTCGGCTCTCGGTCGTTCTGTTCGACGGCACGATTACTGACACAGCGAAAGACTGGACAGCCGTTGTCGCACACGAGGAATGGCAGACCGTCATCGGCGTTACTGCAGTCGATCCCGTCGCGCTGCTGGCGCGTCTCACGGTGGGTGACGCGCCGTGGCCGCAGGAGTCGATCACCTCGCGCGCGGCGCGCATCGAGGCGCTAACGCCGCTCGTATGGTCGAACGATCCCAGCGGCGTGCTCGTCGCAGCGCGCGACACGGACGCACAGCCCGCGCTTGACTTGCTCGACGAACTCGCGCACACGGGCTCGATCTCGGGCGGCGTCGTGTACGACCCGACAGCGAAACTCGCCGTGTTTATGCTCGACAACTCGCGACGCTCGCTTGTGCCCTCGCTCGTCCTGACGTCGCACCAGATCCTCGCTGACGCGTCCGAGGTCGAGACTGTCGGCGACATTGTCAACGACGTCACGGTGTCCTACGTCGACCCTCTCGACCCGACTGCACAGCACAGCGTCCGACTGTTCTCGCAGCCGAGCATCGACGAGATCGGACGCCGTGACCGGCGCGTCGGCACGCAACTCGTCTCAGCGCTCGACGCTACGGCTCGTGCTACCAGCGAGATTGGGCGCTTCGGCGTCGCGGCTACCCGCTGGGAGCAGGTCGTCCTAGACAGTCGCGTAGCGTCGTCCCACGACGCGCGAGAGCAGTTGCTTGTCGCCGGGCCTGGGCTGCGCGTGCGACTCGACGAACTGCCGCCGCCCGCTGCAGCGTCGTGGGACGGCTACGTCGAAGGCTGGACCTTCACCGGCCTCGCCGACACGTGGCAAGTGGAGACGAACCTCTCCCCCGCTGTGTGGTCCGGACCGCTGCTGACGTGGGCGAACTCGGTCACGCGCGCGTCGCGGCCTGTCAACGTTAACCCCGATTTCGAGGCTGTGCCTGCCCTCGCCGGATGGGACTTGACGCACAACGACGAGGCACCCTGGTACGCGGTCGCGCACCCCGGCGCGTCGGGCTCCAACTTTCTACGTTTCAGCGCGCGCACGCTCACCGAGGGCTGGCGGCGCGTGCAGACAGTCGCGACGTTCCCCGTAGTGGCGGGCCAGACGTGGCGGCTGCGAGTGAACACACGAGCCCCGGACGCCTCTGGGGGGTCGTTCGGCTTCGGTGCTGTCGGAGCACCGGCAGGCAGCGATCCGCAGTACGGCGCGCCCGGCGCGGTCGACTTCGGCGAGGCGGTGACGTCGCAAGTGCTTGTGGCAGAAGGCTTTTGGCGCGCCTATGAACGAACACTCGTCGTGCCTGCCGGTGTCGACGTCGCACGCTTTGACGTCGGCGTGCGCGTGACAGACGGCGTGCTCGGCGGTCCAAAACTGCAGGTCGATATCGACGACGTGACGTTTACGCTCGTCGCGCCGACGACCGGAACCTGGGCCGACGTCGACCCGA